GCAAGAGTTAAATAAGACTCTTAAAGAACTAGAAGGCAGTATCAAAGAAGAAGAGGCAAAGTATTTACTGTATAAGTTTCTGCGGAACAATATAGCATTTACCTCTGAGTTATTTTTAGGAGTTAAATTATTTCCATTTCAGGCAATGGCCATCAAGGGAATGATGGTTTCTGATTATTCCATGTTTGTCTTTTCTCGGGGTATGTCGAAGACATTCTCTACAGCTATTTATGTTTTACTAGAGTGTCTGCTTAATCCTAATTCAAATATAGGTGTTATTGCAGGGACATTCAGGCAATCAAAACAAATCTTTCAAAAGATGGAAGATATTGTCAGTAAATCAGAAGCTAGCCTAATTAAAGAGTGCGGTTTTAAAATACAAAAAGGAACTGACCAGTGGACTATGACTTTAGGTAGTGCTAGGGCGATAGCCCTTCCGTTGGCTAATGGTGATAGACTCCGTGGATTTCGATTTAACAGGATTGTATTGGATGAGTTCTTAACTATACCCGAAAAGATATTTAATGAAGTTATTATACCTTTCCTTGGGGTGGTAGAGAATCCTATAGAAAGGGAAGAGTTACATAATCTAGAATCCAAATTAATCGACAAAGGCGAGATGACAGAAGAGGACAGGTATATCTGGCCGAATAATAAACTTATTATTCTTTCATCTCCATCATTCAAATTTGAGTATATGTATAAGCTTTACAAGAAGTATGTAGACTTGATAAGTGGGTTAACGGTAAAAGAAGGAGAGGGCGAAGAGGAGGATGACTTTAAGGATGAAGCTTACAGGCTAGTCATGCAACTTAGCTATGACTGTGCTCCCACAAGATTGTATGATCAAAATCTGCTTAAACAGGCTAAAGCCACTATGAGCGAGATGCAGTTCAAGAGAGAGTTTGGGGCGCAATTCATAGATGAAAGCGATGGGTATTTTAGATTATCAAAAATGGCCGCTTGCACAATACCTGACGGGGAATCTCCTGCTGTAGAGGTGGTAGGGAATCCAAGTGATGAGTATTTATTGGCCTTTGACCCTAACTGGGCTGGGAATACAAGTGCTGACCATTTCGCCATGCATGTGTTTAAAATAGATCGAGATGCCCAAAAGATCTGCTTGGTTCATAGTTATGCAATAGCTGGTGTGTCACTCAAACAGCATATGGAGTATTTCCTTTATTTAATACAACACTTTAATATTGTTGGTATCTGCGGGGACTACAATGGCGGTGTTCAGTTTATTAATTCCTGTAACGAGAGTGCTTTGTTTAAACAAGAAAACATAAAAATTGGAGTTATTGAAGTTGACCTAGAAAAACCAGAAAATTGGCATTCTGATATTTTAGCGTTTAAAAATCAATATAACGTAAAAGAAAGAAATTACTGCATTCTAAGAAAACCAACCTCTAACTGGATAAGGAATGCTAATGAGATGTTGCAAGCAGCAATAGATCACAAAAGAATTTTATTTGCTTCTAGAGCGGTTGATTCGCATTTTGACGCACAAAGGAAAAAGAATATACCCATAGAGAAATTAAAATGGGATATAAAGGCTCCGAAGGCATCTAAGGGGGCAATGATGATTGACCTAATAGATCATCAAAAGTCAATTGTTGAGCTTACAAAAGCAGAATGTGCTAACATAGAGGTTGTCGCTAATCCACAGGGATCTCAATCATTTAACTTACCCCAAAATCTAAGAAGACAAAAGGGGCCACATAGAGCAAGGAAAGACTCTTATTCTGCCCTAGTTTTAGGCAATTGGTTCGCCAAGGTTTATTTTGATGCTGAGAACGCCTCTCCAGAGAGGCAGATAGAAAATACATTTATTCCGTTTGCAATTTGAAAAGTTTAAAAGTAACTTTTATAACTTTAGTGTAAACTTTGATATGCCTCGGAAATATACCAAACGATCAGAATATTGGGCCAAGTTCAAAAAAAGGGAGCAACCAATTGAGAACTTAGCGAAACAAGGGGAAGATGAATTTTCTCCTGAGTTAATTGGAGAATCTATTTATAGCAGTAGTGAGGCTTCTAGGCTCTCTGCACCCACGGCGAGAACAGCCGTAAGAACCAACAGGGTAGCGAGATCGGGAGTTGGAGATAAGTTCGAAAACATCAAAGACGGTGTTTTACCTTATAATTATACAAAAGACTCTGCCGATGTTAGAGAATGTATAGAGCTTTGTCAGAAGGCTTATTTTAATATCGCAAACTTTAGGGGAACTATTGATCTTTTATCAGAGTTCGCTAATTCTAATATTTATATCGAAGGAGGCAATGATAAGTCCAGAAGGTTTATAAATGCTTGGTTCAAGCGGATTAGAATGCATGATCTAAAAGCACAATATTTTAGAGAGTTTTATAGGTCTGGTAATGTTTTCATGTATCGACTTGATGGTAAAATTCCATTAAAAAATTCTCAAAAAATGCTAGAGGCTTATGGGGCCAGCGTCAGGCATGACATCCCTCTTCGTTATTTATTAATAAATCCTAGCGATATTGCAACCAAGGGGTCTATTACTTTCAGTGGTTATGAATATTTTAAAGTCTTGACTCCTTTCGAGGTCGCTAGATTGCAAAATCCACAGACAGAGAGAGAAAAAGAAATGTATGACTCGTTACCCGAAGAGACTCAGAAGATGATAATCAAGAGTAACAATAATTACGGGATGTCTAGAATTCAAATCAAGCTAGACCCTAAATTCCTTCATGTAATTTTTTCTAAAAAACAAGACTATGAGCCTCTTGCTGTGCCTGTAGGGTATTCTGTGCTAGACGATATAAATAGAAAAATAGAATTAAAGAACATTGATCAGGCAATTAGCCGTTCTATTGAAAATGTAGTCTTACTTGTCACAATGGGAAATGATCCCGACAAAGGGGGAATAAACCATAAGAATTTAGCGGCCATGCAAACAATTTTTAAAAATCAAAGTGTTGGTAGGGTGCTGGTTTCCGATTATACCACAAAAGCAGATTTTGTTATCCCTGATATAAGGAAGGTCGTAGGGCCAGCAAAATATGAGGTAATTAACAAGGATATCGAGGACGGATTACAAAACGTATTAATCGGGGATTCAAAATATTCCGATCTTCAAGTAAAGCTGAAGGTGTTTTTCCAGAGGCTTGAAGAATCAAGAAGCTCCTTTTTAAATGATTTTATCAATCCAGAAATCAGAAGAATTTGCAAGGCAGCAGGTTTGCGTTCATGGCCAGAAGCCAAGTTCGCCAAAACCGACACGATGGACGATAACAATTTAGCAAAATTAGCCACAAGGCTTATGGAGTTGGGTGTGCTTACACCAGAGCAGGGTATGCAAGTTGTTCATACGGGTTCTTTCCCAGAGCCGAAGGAAATGGAAAAAGCTCAAGACAAATTTAAAGATGATAGAGAAAGAGGTCATTATATGCCTTTGGTAAATACAATCAATTTGTATGATGAGTCTCTTCCTGTGGGTGGAGATCCTGAACCGAAAGATGCTCAAAAACCTGAAAAGACTCCTCCTGTAGCCCCCTCGGGAGGTAGACCTATGGGAGTTTCTAATTCAAAAAACTTTTCTAAAAAACATATTGTTGAGGCCACTAAAAAACTAAACGAGTTTGAGCTATTGGCCTTTAGAGAATTTGCATCAAAGTTTGGGATTAAGAGAATGTCCAAACAAAAGAAAGAAATGGTTACGCAAGTATGCGAATCAATTGTTATAGCGAAAGACTCAGAGGAATGGGAATCCACTTTGACTGAAATTGTTGAAGATTTAGACAAGTTAACATCCCTTAATGTCCATGCTAAAATTCTGGAAATTGGCTCCGAGCATCAACTAGATGATTTGTCCTCTGCGATTTTATATCATTCTACTCAAATTTCTGTGTAATAGAGAACATGCCATTGGATGAATTTAATATTTGCCATTTCGAAGGTAAGATAAGACAAATCAAAGAAGAGGAGTTTGAACTATTTGGTCTCTCTCAAGGATCAATACAAGAAGCGGCACAATCGCTACTTCCAGAAGATTTCGACCCTGAACAAAATATCGACGTATTACCTGTTGTTTTTAATTTGGCCAAAGTCAATGAATTCAATAAAAATGGTGACGGCATTGATGCTAAAACCGCGATAGCCGCTGTAAAAAGATTTATCAATAAGCCAATTAATATTGAGCACAAAAAAGATAAAATTGTTGGCCATATGATCAATGCGTCTTTCTCTGAGCGAGAGTTTGACTTTAAAAATAACGATATTGAATCTTATGCTGACAAAAAAGAACCATTTTACATTAATGCGGCTGGATTGATATATAAATCAGTCTACCCAGATCTAGCTGAAGCAATTGCAGAGGCTTCTGATGAGGAAGAAGAGTCCTATCAGAGTATCTCTACAAGCTGGGAGTTAGCTTTTAGGGAGTTTGAGGTAGCAGTAGGATCTAAATATTTAAAAGATTCAACTATAGCAGAAGGTGCTCAAAAAGAAGACCTTATGCAATATGTCAAGGGTTTGGGTGGCGAAGGAGAAGACGAAAACGGCACCCCTGTCAATAGATTAATTGTTGGTCAAACTTACCCACTGGGGGCGGCATTGACAAGAAACCCTGCCGCTTCCGTCAAAGGATTGTATGTTCCTGATAAAACCTCAGATAATAAAAATATAGAAAAAATTTCCCGAAACTCTAATATTAATGTAAAGTCTGACAAATTAAAAAGCATTTTTAATATGGATAAAGAACAATTCGAAGAACTTATTAACAAGTTGACTAAGAGTGTTGCTTCCGCTGTGAGGGAGGACTCTGAAGCTAAGACAGTAGGAGAGAACATCCGTGATGTCCTAACTGAACACAACGAGACTTGGAAATCCAAGGTCGAAGTTGAACAGGAGGCTAAAGCTAAGGCTGAAGCCGAGCTTGAGGAGTTAAAAGACTCCTTTAAGCAGACAAAAGAAGAACTTGACTCGCTCAAAAATGATGTTGAGGCAAAAGCTGCGGTTGATCTCTTTAATGATCGTATGAACTTCATTGATAGTGATTACGACCTTAACGAGCAAGAACTCGCCTTAGTTACTGCTGAAGTCAAGGAGCTTAGTTCTTCTGAAGAAGATTTTAATTCATACAAGGCTAGGCTTGAGGTTATTTTTGCTCACAAGCTCAAGAAGAATATCGAAGCTCAGGAAGCTGATATCAAAGCCCGCATTGATGAAGCTGTTGCTAATCGCGAAGAAGGCGAAGAAGACGGTGGAGAAGAAGAGGGTGAGGATAAAGGCGAAGAAGAGCCAGAAGAAGAGCTTGAGGTTGAAGAGAAGGAAGAGGCAGAAGCTTCTATCCCTAATAACAACGCAGAGGCTAGCGAAAAACTTTCCCTTATAGAGAGGCTCAAGGAGGGCTTTTCTGTAGAGGTATCTTAATTCAACAATTAACTAATCATGGCTAACGAAATCACACGTTTATTGCCCTTCCGTCAATATGATGATAACGATGTTATCAATTTTTATTCATATGATGGGGAAACGGGCGAAGCAGGTTCTGTCGTGAGGGTTTCCAATGGGGATCTTCAGAATGAGCCTGTCAAATATGTCGAAAGAACCGATTCGGATTCTTGGGACCCAACTTTGGGTCACGCGCTATCCCTGTATCCTGAAGTCCCTTACAAGGTGACTAAAGTCAGTGATACTGGTGCTGGTGTTCGGGCGTTGGGAATCATGTTGCGAGATGTTCGCAACAAAGATGAAAATGGGGAGAATCTCTTATATTACCCTGAAAAGAAAGAAGAACTTCAGTGCGTTGTATCTGGTGAAGCGGTTCCAATCGCTACTAAGGGTCTGTTCACTATCAATGTCAACGGTTTAACTAACGGAGTTGCTCCAGCGGTTAACTCTTGGGCATTGCCTTCCTTGAACGGAACGCTTACTGGAGTGGCTACAACTGCTGCGGCACACCACACCCATCACGCTCACGCGGTTGGGCAGTTTATCGCAACAGGTAATAGGGTCTCTCAAGGCACTACCGATGCTTTCGCTGGTGCATATGCAATTTTAAAACTTGAATGCTAATTTTACGATCATGAAAATCACAATCAAAAGAACTGAAGATCAGTTAGCCCTCATTAGGGCAATGGGATCTAATAATCGTGAAGAAGCATACGAGGCTCAGGCGGCAGTTGCTGAATTACTCAGCCCTGTTGTTTCTCAGGTTATCAACAACGCTCCTACTATTGGAAACTTGTATACAACCCTTTCCTATGGAGAGGATGATAATCCTTCTTTGCCTCTGGATCTTTTCCACGATATCACTGACGAGAACTACATTCAGGTGTATTCTCAGCAGGTCGCTGGGGGTCTTCCCTATAGTCAGGTCTTCCCTGCTCACAATGAACTCAAGTTCGCGACTTACAGTCTGGACAGTGCTCTTGCGTTTGACCGCAAGTATGTCCGTAAGGCTCGCCTTGACGTTGTTAGCAAGACCTTCACTCGGATGGCTCAGGAAATTCTGCTTAAGCAGACTAAAACCTCTTTCAATGTCCTCGCTACTGCTCTCTGTAAAGCACAGGGAAGCAACGCGACTCAGGGTAGCCAAGTAATTGGTTCTACTACTGAGAGCCGTTTTGTTCTTGACGACCTTAACAGGTTGGTAACCAAGAGCAAGCGCATCAACAGTTCCTTCGATGGAGGGACTCCTGTTGGTGGCGTTAAGTCTGGAGTTACCGATCTCTTGGTTTCCCCAGAGATGGTCGAGGCACTTCGTTCGATGGCTTACAACCCAATTAACACGATTGACGCAGATGGCTCTGCCCCTGCCGACACCGATGGTCAAGTAGCTGCTGATGCACTCCGTATGGAGTTGTTCAGCGCAGGTGGCCTTCCAAGTTTCTATGGTATCAATATCATGGAGATCAATCAGTTGGGTGTTGACCAGTCGTTCAACAAGTTGTTCGCTGTTGTTGCAGCAGCCGAAGGTAATATTACTGGCGGCGGCGGCTCTGGCAGCTTCACTCAGGCTGATGACGAAATCCTTATTGGTATTGACCGTAGCAAGGACGCTCTTATTCGTCCTACGGTTATCGGTGAGGGTCTCTCTGATGACTTGCAGATTCTTGTTGACGACCAGTTCTCTGTTCGTCAGAACAAGATCGGTTACTACGGCAAAGTCGAGGAGGGTCGGATCTGTATTGATGACCGCGCTCTTATCGGCCTCGTTGTGTAAGCAACTGATGCTACTCATAAAATCGAGCCGCCCTCGGAAGGGGGCGGCTCTTTTTTTTGATTTTTTATAACTTTTAGATATCATATAGTATGAGTAAGAAGAAGTCAGCTAAGAAGAAGACAGCGCCAAAAACTCAGGTTTCAGAGGGTGTAGAGAAAAAACACTTAGAAGAATTTGATGTTACGGATGGCAAGGATAGAAGCAAATTCGAAAAGGAATTACAGGAAGTTAAAGAGCTTGAAGAGTTGCTTGGTATGCCTCAAATGAATCCCTATGGGACTCTTAATCGTGAATTATTTAAGCGTAAATTAGAAGATTGCTCTGCATCTGAGTTGACTGATTTAGCGGCTAGAGTAGGGCTACCTAGAGAAAGAAATATGAGGCTTTTAAAAAACTCTCTGATGCAGTCTTTTGATTTTTATGCCCAAAAACATGACGTTACTGTGCAGGGCCAAGCTAAGCCAATTATAGATCCGAGTTCCCCAGAGTATGAAAATGCTGTAAAGTTATTTAAAGACTTATAACTTTATGAATGACCTTGGGAGGATAGCTAGCGGGATCACTACATATGATTTTCCGAATGACACGGGAACATATAATATGGGCTTTGTGTCAGGGTGGCTTGAAACCAATATTGGAGAGTTAAATGGTCTGCTTCATGAAGAATTTAAAGTAGACTCAACGGGCGCGATAAGAGCAGATGGGACAGGGTTAGCTCCAGTAGAGGAGAATATATTTTCCACTCTATATGAGTTATACTATTATCAAAAATCTTCTAGGGAATCTTTGAGGAGTTTTACTTACGATTCTTCTGTTGATTGGATAACTTTAAAAGAGGGTGACACCACAATACAAAGACAGAATAAAAACTCTGTTTCTAAAACTTATGTGGATTTAAGTAAAGAGGCTAACTCTAGATTAGATAATCTTCTTTATCAATATAACTATCAAAAATCTTCCCCCATTCAGGTGGCTGGGACAGATGGAACTTTCAACTTGTCTGGGAAACTTGTCTAAATGGCATCATTACTTACAGACGCAGAGAAGTCAGCGGTTCAGTCGGCCCTGAGCGATATTCACGATACTTTCGCACGGAACATCTATGTTTATGTTGAAGAGCGTTCTACCGTGCCTGTGGAGCTTAATTACAACCCTTTATATGGGAGGAGAAAGGACACTGCGAAGATATCTTCAGAACAAACTCTGACTAGATATACCTATACTGCGCGAGTGTTTTATAAGGCTGAACAAAAGGAGGACATTATTGATGGTAATGCCCAAATGAATTTAATTGCCTCAGAGGGACAAATTAGGATTAAGGTAAAATCTGATGCTTATGAGAAAATAAAAATTTGCTCCAAAATTGAAGTTGATGATGAGTTATACGTTGTTGACGGAGATGCTAAAGTAATCGGACCATTTGACGCTCAGTTTTATTCTATATTTTTAAAACGTGAGAACTAATGGCTGGGAAAGCTTTTATATCGGTATCAAAGCCTGTAGTAACAGTTAACGCCAAGGAACTATTAAGAGAATTAACTGTCGATGGGACGAATAGCAGGAGCATGGCTCTTGCTATAAGGAATGAAATAAAACCTAAATTGGAGGAAAGACAGAAAGAGCTTTCAAGAAGCTTTAACTCACATCCCATTACCGTAGAACTTAATGCTGGCCCAAGGGCGGGAAACACTAGTGGAACATTGGGGGGATATGGGAACTTGTTTTCTTTCATAGGCTTCAGTTCCACAGATAGACCGACAGCTTTAATAGAGGCTATTTTCAAAGAAAAGATGCAATTTAAGGTTAGAAGGGTTAATTCTTCTGGTCGATATAAAATTACTTTTTATATCCCGTCCATAGAGGAAATTTATAGCTTAACTCCGATTCCTTGGATGACTGGAAAAAGTTGGGTCAAAGGCGTAGAGGAGGGTAGTTTAAGCAATTTAGGACAATATGTATATAGTTCCAGCGGCTTCAATACTTCAAGAGCAGGGACAGGTATACAGGCCAAAAACAAGTCTTCTGGTGTAAGTTTTACTAGAATGCCGTATGTCAGCAAGCTGATAGAGAAATTTAAATCGGATTTATTAAAATTAGATAAATGAAAGTTCAATTTGACCAGAATGTTTTATCAAGTTTTTACTTGTGGTTTGAGAACCGCTTGTTGGATACAAAGTCCAAGGCTTACCAAACCGATTTAGATAATGCCTTTACTTCGGGTAATTTTCCCGACATACCTCCAAGCCACATAGCCTTTCAAGGTAAATTTAGACAGTTAGTTGGAGAGCATAATGTAGATCAACCAAACTCTGGTTTTTTTGTAGGAGATGGCTTCATCACTGGAAACTATGATGAGAACGGGAATGTCTTTACCGATTACGATAATGGTAGATTGATTTTTCCACAGGCATCTGGAGCTAGAATAGGATCTCAAGAAATTACAGCTAACTCTACAGTAAAAGAAGTAAATACCTATATAACAAATGATACAGATGCCCAGACCATACTTCATTCAGACTTCAAGGATAGTGCAACTGAGTTGCCTTATCAATATGGGCAAACGGGCGAATATGATGAAACAACATATTTTTTGCCAGCTTGTTTTATTTCGGTAGCTTCCTCCGATAACACAGAACTTTCCTTCGGGGGAGAAGAAGATACTAGGTCTAGAATAAGGGTTATGGTGCTTTCTTTCGATAGCTATATTCTAGACTCGGTGCTATCCCTATTCAGGGACACTGTAAGGGAGGATATTACTCATGTGCCTTATGGGGATTTCCCATATGGGTTTTCTTTTTCAATTAAAGATTTTCCATATAATTATGACACATTGGTGGCCGCTCAATCTGAGCCAGTAAAGTCTCATATTCTAGAGGTTTCGGCCTCGAAAGTCGTTTCAGAAAGAATCAGGGAAAACCTAAATAAAAACATCTCTATAGGCTTTCTCGACTTTGAATTATGCACTTATCGTTTCCCTAGACTCTAAATCCGTGTAAGAAAGTGTAAACAATCACACTTTTAACTTTATTACAACATGGCTTCTAGAACAAGAGTAATTTCACAAAGCAAGTGCGTTTATGCTTCTCCTACGGGTATTTTGCCCACTACGTTAATCGGTGGAGGAACAACAGCAATTGCAAAGTCGGGCTTTTTACCCCAACAACTTCATCGTGTTGATACGTTTTCTTTTGATATTGACATCGCGGGTGCGCGTCAAGATATTAGGGAATTTGGTCAATTAGCACGAATCGGGACAATCACAATGTCAGAACTTAACCCAACTTTCTCATTGGGTTACTACTTAGGGAATGGAGAAAATGAGGGATACCTCGGCTTTAACCCTCAAGGAATCGGAACTGATGGCAACATCAAGAGCCAGTTTATTTCAGGTATTATTACCGAAGAATTCAGGAAAAGAGAAAAAAACCTATTCGTTCTTACTGTGGAAGAGGGAGAGGATGCATTCCAATCTACCCCTTACACCACTGCCGAAAGATCTACTCATGATGTAGTGGGCTTCGGAAATGCTACCATTAGTAGCTATACAGTTAATTTCGCAGTAGGAGAAATCCCAAGGGTGGATATTGAAGGTGAAGCTTCCAATATTCAATTTTACGAATCAATGAGTTCTGGTTTATGGAACCCATCTCTGAACAGGGATGGAGGTCGTGCAGACACAGGTCAGGCTAGACTTGATGCTGGCAGCACTGGCGATATGGATGTTCTCGTTCTTCGTCCAGAAGATGTAACCGTTAGCTTTAGTGATGACGAGTTTGATCTTGGTGGAACGAACCTCTCTGATATGCATATTCAAAGTGCCTCTATTGAAGTTCCCATGTCTAGAACAAATATTTCTGCCCTTGGTGCAGAAAGGGCTGTGGCTAAGCCACTGGACTTTCCGATTAACGTCACTATGTCTATCAGTGCATTACTTAAGAATTTCCATAAGGGAGCACTTGATATGGTCTTAACTGGAGCAGCAGGAGATGAAACTACTAACATTACCCTTGACGTTAAAAATGATCAAGGTCTTGTGGCTAATAGGTTTATCTTGCAGAAGGCTGTTTTGGATAACCAATCTTTCGCGGTTGGACTTGACGACAACGAAACTGTCGATCTTACCTTCTCAGCGCAAATTGGTGGCCCTACCACAACAACTCAAGGGTTGTTTTATTCTGGTTCATTTGGACTGGATGCAGACTTCATTACGAGACAAACTGTAGGAAATACCATTTCTGGGCTTGTATATGATAAAATGGGTGGTCGCACTCCATATTAAGAATAGTCGCAATATCAACAAAAAGCCCCGCAGAGATGCGGGGCTTTTTTGTGTAAACTAGTATATGGCGATCAATAGAGTTCATTCTAGTGACACACAACTTTTTGTGGATGGACAGCGTATACCCGCCGTCCAGTCTCTAACTTTTAGCTCTGAAAAAAACCAAAACAGACTTTCAAGGTTAGGGGTAGCCCATTTAACAGAAACCATTTTAGGCCCAAACCAAGCCACTATAGTTGATTATTCAATTCTTTTAACTACTGGGGCAACGGGTATTGATCCGTTTTATAGCTACCAGCAGATGCAGTCTGGGTTTCTTTCTACGGGAAGCTTTAAATTTGAAAAGAAAGATGTCGCGGGGGTTTCTACAGTTTCAGGAGCGACCCTTACATCTTATAGTGTGGAGGGGGCAGTGGGTTCTCTTGCAAGAGGGAACTCCTCATATCGAGGAGACGGAGAGATATTCACTCCAGCGGGAGCATTAACAACTGAGTCTACAGACGAATTTGGGGGTTTTTTTGCCCCACAGGATATAACTGTTTCTACTGAAGCTGGGGCCGCAGGAAAAGAGGGGGTAAGCTCAAATGAATTACACATACAAGATTTTTCCATATCTGTGTCTATTGACAAAACCCCTATAACTCGGTTAGGGACAAGAGTTCCTATAACTCGCTATCCCTCTACGGAAAATGCGGGGTCTCTTCAATTTAATATGATTAAAAATAAAGTCACGGGCTTAGATATTTCTGCATTGGTATGTGAAACGGGGGTCATTAAAATTGATTTAAAAGATGATGACGGTAATTCTGTTATGGACTTTGTTACTAGTGGCTGTTGCCTAGAAAGCGTAGACGAAAGCACTGCTTTGGACGATAATACAATGATAAGTTTTTCTTATTATTTCCCTATAATACAATGATTACAACTGGAAGTTTACCCCAATATGAGAATTCGGTTCATTCCTTAACCTTGACTCTTAACAGCCCCATTAGCGGGTTTGAGGTCTCCTTGATGGAGACAGGGAGTGGAGCAGGTGCTTTTAAGACAGCAAACCTAGTGACATTCTCTGGCAAAGAGGGGTATCTCTTTGATCAAAGCGGCCATTTTTTTGGAGGGTATGAAAGTGGCAAGCCTTTCACTATAACAACACATTATGATTTTGTTAATTCTAGTTTTTCTTATTATTGGGACGGTGTGCTGATTGCTAATGATTTAGATGTGACTGGTTATGCTGTTCTACAAACAGGAAATGTAAATTTTGTTTCTTTCGATAAACATGGGAATTCTAGCCTTAATGTTAGTTCAAGTGGATCTGTAAGTTGATTTTACTCTCTTATTTTATATAATATTTAAATGAAAGATTTAAAAGAACTATACTCCTTTAATGTTAAGAGAACTATCGAAAAAGAAGTCCCTTATGTAAAGAAAACGAAGAACGGTCCCGTAGAGTCTACAAAAAAAGTCAAGAAAACCATTAAAAATAAAATGGTTCTCGTTAAGCCGTCCATAGCTCAATTAGAGGATGCTGATTTCTTTTATGGTCAAAAGTTCAATGAGTTAATTAATGCGGGGTTTTTGACAAAAGCCATGTTGTCCAAAAAAATGGGCGATATCGGGGGGATGCATTCTAAAAAAACGGAGGAAGTTATGGGAGAGTTAATCTCAGAAAACCTAGAAGCCTCTAGGACAATTGAGTTTTATGAGGGTAGTGAGAATTTGGATGAGGAACAGAAAAAGCAATTAGAGGATGCTAGAGAAAGATTTGCACTTAGCGCCAAGGGTGTCCAAACCATAGAGGCAGATATGAGGAGTCAATTTAATCAAACCGCAGAGGCGAAAGCAGAACAGAAGCTTATTGAGTGGATCGTGTTAAATTTTTCTTATTATGAGGACACATTGGATGACGATAAAAAAACTTTATTCCCCTTGTTTGAAGGGGAAAATTACGAAGAAAAAAGGGCGGTCTTATTAAATCTACAACAAGATATACAGGACATCGAGGAAACGTCATTACTTAAAGCTAAAAATATTTTTGATTCTTCTTATACTACTTTTATTAGAGCGGCTAGTATTTGGTATAATAAAATAGGAGAAAATCAAGAGGATATAGAAAAATCTATAAAAGAGCTTTTTACCGACCATGAACAAGAATCACTACAAAAATCATAGAGATTTTTTAGATATTCTTCGTGGTTATAATAAATTTAATTTCTTAAATAAAGAATATTATTTCAGGCATTTTTCTTTAGAGCAGACTTTGGAGATGGACGCTCTTATGGAAATTGATGTAGCTAGGTCCGTTAAGAGGGGTGTTAAAAAACAAGAGGTTCTTTTGAGCGATGCTATGGAGATGGGTAGTTGGTCTCAACAAAAAGAGGACCAGATAAAGTCCTTGGAATGGATGATTAAAAAATCAACTGTTGCATTGGGGAAAATGCAGGACTTAAAGCAGAGGGAGGTTTTTAATTCTCAAATAGAAAAACAAAGAGAAGAGTTGGCAAGCATAGGCGAAGCTCGTAGGAAGATAATTGCTTATAGTGCGGAAAATTTAGCTCAAACTAAAAAAGTAAACCGAATGCTGGAATCTTCGTTATTTTGCGACGAAGAATTCAAAGAAAAAGTATCGGAGGATTTGAGACTTGCTTTAGCCCCGTTAATGTTCGCAACATACGCCTCTTTTACTGACAGGGATAATTTATTAATGTGTTCTTATCACTCTGGTTTTCTTGATCTTTTCGCCACTCAGTATAGAAATCCTATAGCTTTATTTGGCAAAACAATGGCTGAATTAACAGTATTTCAAAGAGGTTTGATGATCATAACCCACTCTCTTTTAAATAAGATTAAACATGTAAAAATACCAGAAGAACTTAGCGGCGACCCCATAAAAATATACGAATATGAAGAAGAGGAGCAGACCGATAAGACGGTCTCTCACGGGTTAGATGATTTAAAGGCTAAGACCAAAGTAAGAGGAGGAAAGCTTAAACCTGAAGACTTTTTAAGCGGATAGGTGTAATTTAGACTATATGGCAACAAGTCTAAATGCTTCCCTAAATGTAACCCTAAATCCTCAGAGTCTTAACCAAGCCAGTAGGCAGGTTCAACAGGCTTTAGGGAGAATTACGGGGCAAGCGTCAGAATTCCAGAAATCTCTGGACGCTTCTACAGCCCGTGTTTTTGCATTTGGAGCGACAACTGTTGTTCTAAACGGAGTAACACAATCATTTAAAAAATTAGTTTCGACTACAATAGAAGTTGAAAAAAGGTTGCTTGAGATTAATTCGATTTTTCAGGCCACAGAAGTAACTTTTAATAGGTTTAGAAATTCCATATTCAACGTAGCCAAGGAGACAGGACAATCCTTTAATACTGTCGCAGAAGGTGCTGCGGAATTAGCTCGCCAAGGTTTAAGCGCGGAAGAGACGGCTAGCAGGTTAAAGTCAGCTTTGGTTTTAACTAGGATTTCAGGAATGGACGCAGAAAAATCCGTAAAGGCTCTTACGGCTGCGATCAATGGTTTCTCATCTGCTGGGTTAAAGCATAATGAGATCGTCAACAAAATGGTCGCAGTGGACACGGCCTTTGCAGTGTCTACTGAGGATCTTGCGGAAGCCTTTTCGCGAGCGGGTTCTACTGCGGAAGATGCTGGGGTTAGTTTTGACCAGCTTCTAGGTTTAGTGACTGCGGTTGAGCAAAGAACCGCAAGGGGAGGGGCTGTTATCGGTAACGCTTTTAAATCAATTTTTACTCGTCTTGCGCGAGGAACTACAATTGGTAAATTACAAGAGCTTGGTGTCCAGATTGATGCAACTCAAAGCGGAGTCCAGAAACTCAAAGCGTTGTCTGATGCTTTAGAAACAGTTGGTGATCCAACCGTTGCAGCTAAAATCAAAGAACTTGCTGGTGGAGTTTTCCAGATAAACGTGGTGAGTGCTGCGTTAAAAGATATTGGAAGTGAATCATCTATTTTCGCAAACGCTACTAAAGCTTCTGTGGGGGCTGTAAACGAAGCTTTTGAAAAAAATGCCATGCTCAGTGAGGGGATGGCTCATCAAATAAATGCATTAGTGCAAGGCTTAACTAGTTTGGCAGAAAAGGTGGGGTCTTTAACATTCGGACCTCTACTTGAAAACTTAATAGGAGTTGCAGACACGTTTGTTGGGTTTCTAGATAAGGCGCTAGACCCAGAAAAAGGTAATGTTTTTATTAAGGGCTTTTTTAAGGCTATAGGCACATTTCTCAGCGGGCCAGCGGTGGTTATGTTTACAGGGGCGTTTATTAAAATATTTGGTCTAGTCGCAAAATTTGCAAAAGAAGGTTTGAGTTCTCTCCTTAAAATGGGGACTCAGGCAGACAGGGTAAGGAGTATAGAGGCTGGCATAGTGGGGCTTTTACAGAGAGATGAAAATCTCCGTAATCAAATTAACTCCTCTACTATAACTCAGGCTCAGAAAGAACAATTAGTTATAGATGCAATAAGACAAGAGAATGCTTTACTGAGTCAACAAGCTTCGATTATGCGTGGCTTAGCTACTGCCGCCGCGATGAGGGGTGTTGGGGGATTTGGGCCAACAGGCTTTAGTGGCAGAAAGGGGAAGGGAAGATTTAGTATGGGCTTCAGAGCAGAAGAAGCTGAAGCTAGGGCTTTAGGAGCACCCGCTGATGTTAAAGCCAGATTAAGCGAAGGCACTATAGGCGGGAGAAGGGCTATTATAAACAACCATGAAACCGAAGTTAGAAACTTCGCGGGAGGTCCAGACTCTGCAATAATCCCACATTATGCTAGAGGGTTTGTTCCCAATTATTCAAGGCAAAATTTACTATCAATTATAAATAGTAAGCAACCTGTAGGAAGCAGGTTTCATAAAACAGCTAAACAAAAAGAGGCTGCTCGGAAAAAATTAGCTGAAATGGATAAGCGGGCTGCGGAGAAGGCGAACATGAAAAGACTGCCTTTAACGGGGGCGGGTAAGGGAATGTTTGTTCCTATATTAAACCATAAAGCCTCTGTTAAACCCCATCAAGGTTTTTTCATGAAGGGTAAGCATAAAATTCCTTACGATTTGCAAGGTGGATTCAAAGTAAGAGGACCACAACTTCCACACGGTGTGGATGCTGCGGGAGAGCCTGAAGATGACAGGTTAAAAGATAACGTCATTAAAGATATAGCGAAAAGATCAAGGCAGTTTTCTAATACGCTAACTCCCGTCACGAAAAGAAACGCAGCTTCAACCTCTGAAATCAAAAATGCCTTAATGACCCAAGGAGGGGGTAAGGGGGCTATTCATGCAGCAGTCGGAGCCGCTTTTGAGGCGGCAATTGTAACTGGCTTGCGGATGAGTAACTTGATCAAAAAAGAGGGGGGGGATTTTGACGTTAGACCTGTAACAGAAAAAGTTAGAGAATTATTTTACGGAGAAGGAAAAGCTAAAAGCACTACAATCGGTGATTTTAAGGCTACAGATAGTCCTCCCAATAGAACCAGTTTTATTAAAAAGATAGCCAACGAAAAATATAAAAACAGCACAACTAGTATGTTGACTGCTTTAGGCAGAAAAAGTAAAGCTAGAGGCTATATACCTAACTATGCTGGTGCGGGAGGTGTCCCCATGTCCATGATGAGGGTTCATAAAGATGATGCAGGTTCGCCAGTTGCTGTTACGAATTTAAGAGATGAGCCTAATGGCTTACAGGATGCTGTTAAGAGAGAGCGCCAAGGAATAGGCATGTTTGCCTCTGGATTTATCCCTAATTATTTTGGAGCGGGGATGAAGGGTGGAAAAATGCAGGTTGGACAAAACGCTGTGAACAAGCAAGTTCTTGCTTTAGGGAAATACTCAAAACAAGCAGCAGACGGGTTAGAGGGAGTGGGTGATAAAAGCACGGCTCTAATGAGTGTCATGTTTGGAGTTCAGATGGTAATGGGGATGTTTCAGGCTTCGGCTGAAAAAGCGGTTACTGCTAGAAAAGCTGAAGAGGAAGAGGAGATAAATAAGCTCAAGACAATGGAGATGGAGGCTAGTCAAAGGATGAATTTGATGGATGCTGAAAAGAGGAAGACGAGCGAAGTGGAGAAATCTACTCAGTCCCTCATGCAGCTATCTGAAACTATTCAAACTGTAATATCATCCATGATGGTTCTTTCTGCTTTAAATACTTTTACAGGCGGCGGCTTAGGCAGATTTGGAGGGGGGATAGGAAAAAGACTAGGGTTTGGGGCGGCAGCAAAATCAGCAGCAAGTGATAGGATTACTCGTCAGGCAATGGCTGGGAATGCTAGTCGATTCATGGGGCTGGGCAGGAGGAGTGCAATGCCTCAAGCTCAAGCCAGAAAATTTGCGGATAGAAGAGTAGGGCTAAGGAGCATGGGAAGAGGAACTGCGGGTATAGGCGCAGCAATTTCTGCCGCTGCTGTATTAACGGCTGCGATGGATAAAAGTGCGACTTCTGCTGAACGGGCTAATAAAATGCGATCAGCAGCATTTCAGGGAGGAGGAGCAATAGCGGGTGCAATGATAGGACAGGCAGCTATTCCAATTCCTATCGTCGGAGCTTTGATCGGGGCCGCAGTAGGAGCTTTTGGGGGAGATTGGCTCGATAAAAAACTTGGAGGGAGAGATGCAGCCGCTGAGTGGGCAGAAGCAGAGGGTAGAGCGACTCAAACAATGAGGCTCGGAATGAACGAGAAGGATTTTAATGCATCTTTAAATGAGGGGGTGGACAGAATAGAAAAAGGCATCGGGATGATGGAGTGGATGCAAGCTAAGCCAGAGGAAAGAAAAAAGATGTTGCGGAGAGAGGCTACTGAAGAGGGCAAACAAAAAACGAGAGAGTTACAAGAGAAAGCAGTTCAACAAAAAGCCGAGCTTCGGGATGCCGAAGCAGGAGTGGGTATAAACTGGTGGCAAGAAAACGTAACCCCTATGCTTTCATACGTCATGTCTTGGGGCAAAGAAACGAAAGACCCAAAGCAGGAGGCTATAGCTAAAAAGAGAGCAGCTTTGGAGAAAACCATGCTTACCCTGAACCAGAGAACATACAAACAAAAACAACTGGAGGAAAAGCTTCAGGAAAGGGTGACTTTCACTGTTAAGGCGCTTCTTCATCATCAGAGGGAGTTAGCAAAGGAGACTTTTAATACCCCCTTAGCCCAAGCGCAACAGACTACTCGACAGGCTGCCCGTGATATGGACGAGGCAAATATGGGGCTTGAAATGATGAAGACATTGAAGGGTTTGCCTCTCCAGCAAGAGCTAGGAACCTTTATAGGGGCTGAAGCTCACATGAGAGGTATTCAAGGGGAACAAGCAATTATAAAAGAAGCCACGCTTGCTCGGGAGATGGCTGAAAAAGGAATTAAGCGAGTCACCTTGAAAGAAGGAGAGAGTCCTTATGATAAATTTGCTGAAGTCGAGGTAGACCACAGAACAGTCCCTCAACTTGAGACCGATATAGCAGAAGCGGGGGATAGGCTAAAAGATAAGATTAAAGATGCCGCTATGTTCCTTGCGGGGTCTATAAACGATGTTTCACAGGCTCAGCTACAAGTCGCCAAACAGCTAGATGAAATAAGCGCCAGCATAATACAAAGGGCGGGTAACTTAATCGACGCTAGAATGAAGGGCGAGGGCTTAAGGTTTGAGGATGTTACTGATGATGCTATGGATGTCGGGCAGATGATCAAAGCGTTTATAGCCAATCCAGAGAATGTTGATGCAGGCGATTTGATGCAGGCTTGGTCTGAATTAGATACTGGTAAATTCGGAGAAAAAGGCGAGATGGTCGCTCATATGGCTGGGATTACTCAACAAACATTGTCTGAAGCACTGCGTGACCTCTCGATGCATGATCTTATAGATCCCGAAAGAGCCAGAAAACTGGATACAGATTTCGGAGATCCAACCCAAGCTCAGGGCGCACAAGAACTTGGTTATACCTTCTTAGCTAAACAGCACGACGAAGATGTTAAAGCTCAAAATCAATTATCGGATAGAAAGAAAGCTCTAACTCAACTGTATGATAAGATGATTGCAGATTTCGAAAAACTAACTGGCATTGAAGCTGATACAGAAGGGGGCGAAGGTCAGGCCGCAGCAATTAAAGAATTCGCGGAAAAATTAAAGAAAGCAGGGACAAGTATAGAGGGCTTTGGTAATTTTACTGAGACATTTACCGCTCAAACAAATGCGACAGCCGAGCTTATTGGTCAAACTACAACCCTAAACCAACAGGCCATTGGCTCGATGCAAACTTTATCGAAGGCAGTTGAACGAATAGAAGCCTATGTTGCAACGCTGGGGAGTAGCGATAGTCCCCTCAGTCAGCCCATACCTTCAGAAGTAGGCAAAAGAATCGGGGGTGCTGATTTTATTCCCAATCCTAATGTTCCTAAGTAATGGCCTCTTTATTAATATATAACGTCTTAACCTCAACGGTGGATATTGAATATCAATATCACGATACAGAAGAAGTTTTTGGTTATACTGTAGTAGGAGATTATGTAGTTAATATTTCTGATATAAATTTTCAACAAGGAGATACTGTTCTCTTGGAGGGCAGGGAAGCTATAAAAACAGCTTATGGAAGACCCAATATAGTGGCCAGAATTGGGGCTGACGCTTATTTAAACGGACAAATTGAATCTTACAATTTTGATTCGAATCCTTTGGTGGGAAGCGAAACAGTCAATATAAAAATAAAAGAATATAAAAGGCTCGATAGTTATGCTTCCACTAACTTCGCAAAGTATATCCCCAACCCTCACAAATTATCAAGTTTCTCTGAAAATTATAGTTTTAGCAGAGATGGAGGAAATTATAACTCCACTAGAGATGTTTCTATAACATACGATCAAGAAGCAGGGGATCAGTTTTTAAATGACGCGAAGACATTTTTAACTAATTATTATTTCGCTATCAGGCCGTCTTTTGGTTACCAAGAAGACGGAATATCCGAAGATGGGAAAATAGATAAAGGATATAGGGGGATAATTACAGAGACTTATGACCTTTTGGGTCTTTCAGTTAAATTAAGCGAAAGAGTAAATTCTTCTTTTATAGATGATAGCTTGCATGTGGGGAGGGATCAAAAGCAAAGTCTAGAGATAACCAAAGAAGGCTTTTTAAATAAAACCTATAATATAAATTTAAGTGCTCTTCAGAGAGATTCTGAAGTTGTTCTAACCAAGGCTTTAGCTGAAATAGTTGATGAAATAATAACCCTTGAGCAGCAACAGTTTGGAAATCCCTTTCAGATTTCGAAGGGAATAACTAAAGACGGGAAAACCGCTACGCTCACGATGTCTTTTAGCACAGATCCCAAAAGGAATCAAGATACCACAGAGTCTTATTCAGGGGGAGAATCAAAAGCGGGTAAATTTACAGAATATACTCTGCAAATAGCATATAAATCTAATGGTAAAAATAATGATGAAAAATTTTCAAACTCAAAAAAAGCATGGGTTAGCGGTCAGCAATTAAATTTAGAAAGAATGCAGAGATTATTTCATCCAACTGTTCCGATTTATGAAAAAAGTAGATCTACGGTTTTTGAAAGATCTCAGGGTTTTGTTTCTGAAAATATAGGTTTTACCACGGATGATTCATACAAGGATAATGACGATGGAATATTAAAATTCAAAAAAACACTATCAAAAAACCACCAAATAAACAGAATTAATAAATTTTTAAATTTATCTAACTTGGAAGAAGTTGTTACTGTGAGTGACAAAAAAACAGTCGGCTCGGCTACTGTTCAGGGAACTTTAACCGTAAGTCAAAGTGAGGGGATATATAAAGCAAAAGAGGAGCTAGAGGCTAAAACATCAGAGTTTAATGATTTGGTCGATGAAGATATAATTCATATAACTAATGACAGTGTAAGTCTAAATCTCGGAGAAGGGACGGCTAGCAGGAATATACAATATCTTTATTTGAAAAATGGCTGAGTCTGTAACATATGGATCTTACACATTTCCTGAACCTACCCCCCTAGTCGGACAAGGAGTTGAGCCAGTTTATGTGGAGGGTAAAATAGATCATTATATAGATTCTATTGAGATAGTTGGTAATTTAACAGGATCTAATTTAAGTGGGATACATTTGCAGAAAATGCAGATGATTAGTGGGTTGATGTCTGAATTCAATAGCCTAAATATAACACACGAAGACTCGACTACAGGATTTCATTTTACAACTCCAGAGTCTATTAGTTTTTCAGATAGCAACATGACCACCATGTTGCCATATGCTGTTCAGTTTTCTTCTCGTTCTTCAGGTTCTTTCTCAAAATTTTATAGGGTAACAGAACCTACGGATTCTTGGACCTTCGCAGAAGAAGGGAACAGAATAACTAATGCAACTCATACAGTAAGGGCAAAAGGGGTAAAGGTGGATGCTACAAGCGCATTAGTGAATGCTCGCCATTTCGTTACTGGCAGGGCTACAGGGTTTGCTGATATAAGCCTGTTTCAAACAGGAAGAGTGGGTGTTGGGTCGGCTCCTGTAGCTTTTTTAATAAGCAGAAATGAAGAGATAAATAGGTCTGAAAGTTCATATTCTATAACAGAAAATTATCAATATGATACTAGCGAAAACCCTGTTACAGATTCGGGTGTATTTCGAAATGAAACTCAAATATCTTATAATAAGGATGCGGGCCTAAGTGTTCGTGTTAACGCTTCGATTCAAGGGTCTATGGATGCCAATAAAGGGGGGACAGGTTTGCTTCATACAGGGGTTTTCACATCAGGCCAAGCGGCAGAAATAGCAATTAACGCCGTTGCTTCTTCGTTATCTGATTTTGAAACTGGCACCTATACTTTTATACAAAGAGGGCCAACCTCGACAAGTTATAATATCGACACTGGAGCAAACAAAATAGATTTTTCTTTTACTTTCGATAACCAAGAGTTAGACCAAGAGGGGAATGTTTTGCATACCAGATCAGCAACGGTTGCGACCAGCAAGGATCAATCAATTGTAACTGTGTCGGTGAGAGGTAACTTAAAATATAATACCACTTTTGACATGTTTGGGACGGGAGATCCAGCTACAGGAGAAAGGTTTAAGGAGGTTGATGCAAGATATAGCGGAGTTATAGAAAACTCGGGGCTGTTTAATATGGCTTTAGAGGCTTTTAAATATTTTAGAGAAGATGCTACTGGGTATCATATAAGTGGGGATTACCTCAATCCCACTTTTATAGAAAGAAGTGTAAACAAAACCCCAGCAGACAGCACCATAAGTTACAGTGCTCAGTTTAATAATTCTGTCGATCTTTCCTCAGGAACTTTATCGGGCCTTAAGGTAAGTATAACTGACAAAAAGCCTCTGGAGTTAAGCGGTATCGTTGAAAGTCTCGGGGGCTTTGCTAAACAAAAGATAGCCAATAGAACCGCTGGGGAATATCAAGTTTCTGCGAATTGTGAAGCAGACACTGGAGATATACAGACACTAAAGGATGTGGTGAGTGGTCACTTAACTGGGATTTATACCTTTTCAGAGAATAGTAGTGTAGATGATCAAACTATTTCATATAATATTAGTAGATTTTATTAAAAATGAGTCAGTCGGGCATACATTACACACTGAACACCACTGTGGGAGGCACAAATAACCTTCTAGTCTTTTATGATTTCTCTGGAATGAGCGGGAGACACATAGGAACTGATGAGGAGCCAGATGGGGGTGGCCTTAATTATGGAGTAATTGAAAACTGCGATCCTTCTGTTAACACAGGGATTTATAGCGGGATCGTATGTGGCTTCGGCAGTAGCGTTGTGGCGGCGAAGCACTTCACAACAGGAACATTCCTAAAGGGAGATAAGGCTAACTTAGCGGAGTCTAATATTCAGGTAACAGGCACAGATAATATTCCTTACTCCAAATGCTCAGTAATAATTGATTTTGAATTTAATCAAAGTGTTTCAGATTGTGTTTTAATGGGTTCCCTAGAAAAAACATCTACCACTATAAATAACGAGGTAATAACTGGAGCAAGGGGATTTAATGTTGGGATAAATGATAGGGGCAAGCTGTTTTATCAAGGGTTTGGTGCTAACGGTGATTTCATTCATACTGCTAGCTCTATTGATTTAGCGAAGAGGAATGTGGTTTCGTTTTCTTTAGGAAATAATATTTTAAATATGTCTAGATTTGACTATTTAAATAATAAAACACAAAAAGAAACTTTTTTCTTAGAATCAAGAAATATAGCAAATAACTCTCAGTTTTTTTTGGGGGGTTCGGACCAATACTTTAGAGGAGGGGCCAGTGGACCTTCGGGGGAATTCGAAACAGCTAATTTAAGTTTAAATTCATTTTGTTTGCTTTCTGGCTATTTTCCAGCCAGCGCCTTGTTTTCAATTGGAAGTGGTTTAATAGGGGATTATTTTGAAGATGAGGGAACCCCTGTGATGAGAAGCGAGTTAACGGGATATAACCAAACTGTAGTTTACGAAACAGGTATTACGGGATATGAATATGAGGGGACGGGCAGTATAAATATGCAGACGGGGCAGTATATGAGGACTGGTAACTTTTTTGGTGGTTCTATTACCAGCACGGGGGAGGGAGACAGATACTTTATTTACCGTTCTTTTGATGATGCGTTGTCTGATAGCGGTGTTAAATCTTTCGTTAAAGAAGAGGTGGGTGCATTGTATGGGGGCGCAGGGTCTGGATATCAATATACTCCCACAGGAGACAGACGAGCCTTTGATACATTAGGCTTAAGAGATATAGATGTCGCTGTAAGAGAGTATGTCGAACAAGTAGGAATTTCGGGCGCGGGGACAGTGGCCGTGCAACTTTATGGGTCTAGGATGATGACGGGTGTTACATCAGGGGTGAGCGGGGTTATACAGGAGCCTGTTTACAGAACCGTTATAGATACGCCAGCACTTCCGACTAGTGGTGTAAGGCTTGGTGGACTATCCAAGGACTTTAAAAAGAATTATATTTATTATCTAGGAGAAAGGATAACTGGAGTATCATGATTTACGATAAAGTTTTATCTACTGGAGACTCGACTATATCTGGGTGCTCTTCAGCACAGTTGCACACAAATATCTTTAATTCTGGAAATATAAAGGCGGCTGGAACAAGGGGAATTTTCTTCTATGACAGGGAACTTGTTACTGGTCAAACCAATATACAGTTATCAATGGGTGGTCAGACCTTGTTGCAAGAAGTTCCAATTACTGGACAAGCAGTAAATTCAATTTCTTATCAGAATAAAACTGGGGACTTCTTCATAAAAGGGCAAGAGGCTGATACAATCAGCAGATCTAAACTGTATTTTTCAAAGACTACTCCAGTTAAAAGTAATTATAAATTAAACTACCAAGTAATAACTGGAGGAAATTTTGCCGCAACGGGAGATTTAGGAGACTCTCTAAGGGGGAGTATTCGTGGGGGTATTGGGACTAGCGCAGTGTTCAGTCATTGCGATTATTTTTTAAATGGTCAAAAAGTTTATTCAGGGGTCGGAGTCGGCGTTTCACTGGGGACTGATGGGACAGATTTTATACCTAGATTTGGGACTGCGGCAAATGTGGGGGGAGTTGTTACTGCTTCCAATAAAAATGAATTTAAATACACTGCATATAAGAAAAGAGATAGGACTGTCTCTGTAACTGGTTCTAATCCTGATTTATATAGCGATACTGGTTTTATCGAAGGCAGAACAATCCATTACATAAATGGCCTACAAGAGCTTAAAGATAACTATCTAGAGCTTTATACAGGTGTAACTATTATAAAGTCGGGGGTTTCTGCACTGATTAGTGGAGGACCACCCACAAACGCTACTACCAAAGATTTAAACCTATAGATGGAAGCAATACAAACAGTAGATCTTAATTTCACTAATAGTGGAGGAGGGCATAGTGCTACTCTGGGAACCTTTTTGAATGCTAAAAGTGTTCAAACAGGAGGCGACATGGGTGTCGTAATAGGAGATATGGGTGATTTTAATGCCTTTTCTAATGATTCACTAAATGATTTAATGTCTAATTTTGTTTGCACTGAAATTTCTACGGCTGCACAACCAAATTTTACATCAAGAACCAGAAAGTATGTCGATAAAACCTCTTTATTATTAAAATCTCATATGGTGTTAGTTAGAGGGCGCGATTGTGGACCCCGTGGGACTCTAGATTTTGGTGCAGTCGATCCTTCAAATACATCCAGAGTGTATGGAGGGGAAGTCCCCTTCTTTAGTGAAGTAATAAACTCGCCTAACATTAAAGACAGTTTAGGGAGAGAGTTCCCCTTTCCATCTTTACCTCCAGTCAAACATGGTTCCATTATAGCTGCGGGTAGAATATATAATTTTGAATCAGCGGCTGAGTATGATGGTATAAAAATAAACCTAGTATATAACAACAGGGAGCTTCAGGAAAATCTATCCTTAAACGACGAGGCTGTCAGTGCGATGTATAAGGGATTTAGAAATGAAAATAATGTTTTTTTTGGTGGTCCTGATTTACAGCAATATGATTTAAAACTTGGATATACCTTAACGGACTTTTTCTCAATGTTAAGTTTGGCTAACGTCCAAATGGACCCCGAAAACAATTTAAGTGATGCAGAGGGGGCTGATAATGTTTTATTCGAAGCAAGCGGGACTCTGGAGAGTGTAGTCGGGACAGTGGCCTCTTATTTTGGTTATTTTTGGTTTGTTAATCCTTTTAATGGATATCTTTCGTTTATTAATACCCAAGAAGCTAGCCAGCTTGAAATTACAGATTATACAAAAAGTGAAAATCAGGACGAAAACATGGTTAACGCTAGTTTCACAGAAAGTCTCAAATCACCCAAAATTGTAAATGTTTTTGCAGGAACAGGCGAGAAGAAAGAGGATAAAGAACCCAAGGATGAAGACAGACCTAAAAGAGTATTCTTTAAAAGATACGATATTCTTGCTGATGTAGAATACCCTGACTTCGGGAGAAGAGACACTGAAACTGGCAAATGGTATTTCGAGGAAGAAATAGGAGCTTTATTCGCGCTATTTAACCAAGGTAGCGATGACCCTGAAACATTCGATAAGTTTATGTTTAGGTTATTGCATGATAATTATGATCCTAAATGGCGAAACCCAGACGACAATTGCAACAGGTGGGGTATGGCTTTGGATAACCCAGATGCGTTCAATGCTAATATGGATTCCAGCACCTTGCAGTATGGTGGTTTATATTGGGGACAGCCTCGCAATTATCAGACATGGGATTGGGGTCCAAAACCCAAAAATCATGACCCAAAAAAGAAAGGAGCACTGGCGTATGTTTGGCGAGGTAAGCAAAAAGCAAAAAGCCAGAAAAGACGTAGGTCTGCTCTTAAATTTGGACCAGCCAAGGATGATGTTTATGATCGTTATGACAACCAATTCCAATACATTAGCTGTAATTCAGATTTGGGCAAACATAATGTAAAAATGACGCGACCCTCACAGAGCGATTTATATACATTTATGAAAGCTTTTTATGCTATAGCTGGAGGGGTTTATGTTTCAAACCCTTATGGTCGATACAGGGTAGAAAGAATGCAATTTCAAAATACAAATAACCTAACTATTGTTGGACCTGTTGATGGGGACACCTTAATAAAAGATATAGATGATCTTTCTCAGCTTTGGGACGTATTGAGTATCTTGAAGGTTAAGAGTAGATTGAAGGTTAGAGATTTGTGGTTGGCGACCAAAGCGGTTCAAGATGGCTTTATGAAAACAGAAGCTGTCAACGATTTTCATTTTATAGCGATTCGTAATCTCCCTAAATTAGAGAGAAAAAACGGACAAGAAAATGATATGATGGTTGACTTTAGGGGGTTAAAAATGTTGGAGTTTTTAGAGGGTGAAAATGCAGGTGGGAAAGATCATTTGCTCTTGGGTGGACCCACAGTGGCTCTAAAAGAAGGCCATCATGATTTTTTCATCAATGATGCGGTTAGTTTATCTTGGAGTAACTATAAAAAAGCCAAGCTATTACTAAGCAAAAGTCTCCCGATGGAATATAAAAGAACCAAAACAAGAGTTAATAAGATTATTGATGATCCATTTGAAGAGGAAAAGGAGGACAATGATATGTCTGAAAGCTCTTCTGATGCAAACAAAATGGCAGAACTTTTTGACAGGTTTGATTTGAAATATTTCCGAGTGAGCGGCCCCGAATATAATATGTTAAATGACTTAAGTTTATCTAGTCATTCTGGTGGAGTCACAGAAATGATTGCCCTAGAAAAAATAAAAGGGGAATACGAAGAAGAACCGAGTAGCACTAAAACTAGTGTTAAAACCATGTATGGTTTACATATCCCAGAATATACCCCAACTATAACCAGTTTATCTATTCGCGTAGCTGGTGACGGTATTACCACCACAATCAACGAGTCTACTATTAAGTTGCTCCCACCAAGTCAATCATTCTTGCTTAACAAAGCTAATGAGGCAGTGGTAACCTCAAAGGGGGTAGCTTCGTGGCTGAGTGCTGGTCAAAAGAACGTGCTTGGCCTATGATTTCTTGCAGATCGCGATGAGCTTTCTGCATTCCTTGGCGGGAATATCCTCATAGGATTCCCAAACTGCCGCCTCTTCATTGCGGTAAATGTCCTCCTTCCAGAATGCCCGTAGAAGAGCCTTAAACTCATCAAAGGAGTTTACCCCATTGTCATCGCTCAAAGCCTTCTGGAGCGTCCCTGAGGGCGTTAATGGGAGCATAGCGGAGTCGCTAGAGGCATCATATTCCACGGTATTGGAATTATTGGCTCCTTTTGACTTATCAATCTCATCTGCGCCCACAATGTGGATATTGAGATAATTACGCACACAACGGACAAAAGCACGATTACAAGCGATTGTTTCTAGAAATTTAGCACAGAAGTTATCTGTATTTGCAAGAGTGGCATTGGCTACATCTGTATATCGAGGATATATTCCAATATTCGCGCTCTCATAATTTTCTATCCAGTCTATCTGGCATTTTGCGGTGACATAATCACTTGAAACATTAGTTACTGTAAAGTCAATAGAGTGGTAGCCCCTCATTTTGGCTAACTCTTTGATGCCGCCAAGCATAATGAGAAGCTGTTTATCAGAAAGACCGTCAACAGAACTAGGGACATCTTTCTTCCTAGACGCAAACCAATCCTTATTGGGATAGAGAAATTCCTCCTTAATCATGGCCCTCCAATTGACAGAGCCATCTTCATTAAATTCATAATCTACATTTTCAAGCAATCCATGCCCGTTACGCTTGTAGATATCTGGTCCGTAGATCTTTTTCTTACTCATCTTCTTCAGTGTAAACCCTGAAATAATCTAAATCAAGATAAAAATGATCTAAATTTTTCCTATCGTTTAAATCAAAGAAAGTTTCATAGGCTTGTTGGCCAGAAACAACTGTTTTGCCGCTTTTTATTTTGATTTTACTAAAATCATCGACCTTGATTCTTTTTTTATTATTTAAAATTATCTCTTCCTCATTTAAATAATTAATTAAAAGGTCAAAGTTCTTTTCTCTTTCTTCAGAAAGGGTTTCAGGGGAGGTGCATATAAGAGCGTGGGGGATTGCATGAGCTTTCATTAGATCACAAAACTCTGGATCAAATCTGTCAGTTTTATAAGCTATTTTTTTAATTCTACCGCAAGCAAGGAACTTCTTGTCAATAGGTTTAGAGAGTGTGACCTCCACTTCATAATCTCTGACTATAAAAGAAAGATTTTGTTCGTTATGAGCAATATCCATTCTAACATCAATGGGGCTAGGTATAAGCCTTGGTTCTGATATTGGTATTACTTCTAAAAATTTGGATGTGTAGTTATTTCCGATAAAGATAGTTTTGTGATTTATTTTTTCTTCTATTCCTAAAACATCAAGGACAGCTTGGGCAATTTTTTCTGGTTTAATAAAATTAATTGTTTTTGGGTGTTCTTCCAGAGAAAAGCTGGGCTTATTTCCTCCTCTATCAGACTCGATTGTTATAAATTTTGATTTATCATTCCATAGTGGACAACAAGTGTTGGCATAAGTGTGTGCATAAATACCAACTACTGGCTTATCAAATGCCGAGGCAATATGAACGGGGACGCTATCAATCCCAACATGTGCTAGAGAGTTTTTAATTATGTAAGAAGATTGTTTTAAGGAGTTTGTAGGGATGTGGCTGTCAACCCCAAAAATAGTTGGCTCTCCAAAAGCCCCTATTTGAATTATTTTTATTTCTCCAAGAAAGGGTCTAATAAGTTCAATAACATCTGGCCACATGTCGTATTCCTTTGCTTGAACTTTTTTATCATTGTGAATTGTGATATACTTGTCATGTAAAACAGGAAAATAATGAGGATTTAAAACAGGTTTACCTATCTTAACACCGCAAGATTTTGCATACTCTTCTGCTAGGTGGCTCATCTTAGTTCAAATTGGGTTTTGTCTTTACCATTATGGAGATAGTTTAAATGTCTCTGCGTTCCTATGTTTGGAAGAAAGGCTAATTCAAAATAGCCTTCGTAGGAACCCCTCCCCTCAAGAAATAACAAGTTTTCTACATTTTGCTGATAAGGAAGCATCTTATGAACATTGGGATTGTCTTCTATCATTTGATAGAATTCAGGTTTTGTAAAAACATATATATTTTTATCAGGATATAATGTCTTTAAGTTTTCCATTAGGGAATTAAGAATTAGCAAATCTCCCGCAGATTCGGGAAGGACAACAGCTATTCTTTTTTCAGCCCCTTCATCATCGAGTAAATCACCTAGATCTACGGTCTTATTGTTATTGGTTTTATCTTCGTTTTTGATCGTTGGTTTTTTGAGGGATAATAATGTTTTTTTTAGTTTATTTGCTATGTTTTGAACAGAAAATTTGTCCTTAACATAACTCATTCCCTTTCTCGAAAGATCATATTTCTCAGTTTCATCCATATGATAAACGCGGCTTAACTTTCTCGCTATGTCATGTGGGCAGGTTGATGCTTTGATAAATTGTGTGTGAGGTTCTCTATATTCGTTCCATGCAAGAGGAATTCCCCCCTGATGTTCATAACAAGAATCCGTTCCACAGGAGTATTCTGTAACAAGAGTTACTAGACCCGCAGCTTTTGCTTCTTGTATCGGTAGTTCTTGCCCTCCACTAGTAAAGGGATGACAATAAACATCCATACAATTATAGATTTCGTTTAATTGTTTTTCACCAACCCCTTTATTGCTTGTTTTTGTTTTAAAGGTTTTTTCAGCACCGCACCGAGGACAGTTTTTATCTTCTCCTTGGTAGTGGGATATAAAATAAAAATCACAAGAGTGGCACACATAAGTAGAAAGAATATCCTTGGGATCTAATTTCATTTCCTGAATATAGCGAGGGATATCCCACCCCCTCTCTCCCCAGTCCGTGTGAAGGAGCAACTTCGCTTTTACTTCTGGATTTTTTTCTTTAAAAATTTTGAAACCTTGTAATAAATTAGGGACAGATTTTCTTAATTGGTTTTTAAATACATAACCTATTACGAAAGAATCATTTAGCCCAAAATCCTCTCTAATTTTCTCTCTGTTTTTCAGAGGCTTAAAATTAGTATAATCAACTGCGCCGTGTATGGTCTGGACATTTTTATGCCCAAGCTCCTTCATGGCCTTTTCTGCGAAAGAAGCCCAGACGAGCATTTTGTCGCAGTGTGGTTCCATTTGCCGAGCTTGATCTAAAATTGGCAAGCTATCAAGAGTGGTCCATAAAACCTTATTTATTTTATTCCACCACGGCTTAGTGTGATATTCTGAAAAAGCCCAAATATCTTCAATACCCAAATAAATATCGGGTTTACATTTTTCAACAATTTCATCTATGGTATAGAAACCATAAGAAGCCATTCTTTCTTTCCCTCCATCTCCATGAATAAACTGTAGGACATTAGGGTCAGTGGGGTGGGTTCCATAAGACTCCCACGGAGTTAATAAATCTGCCCCGAACTTAGCTCCATTACCCGCCTCTACAACTTCTATGTCTGGATCTTTATGGAGAGCTAGGAGTATGTTTCTGGCATTTTTGCCGAAACCCGTTACCAATCTACTTTGGTTAGAGTGGACTAAAACTTTTAGTTTTTTAGAATGGGACATCTAAATCTTCAAGTTCAACGGCTTCTTCGGGTTCGCGAGCCTCTTGTTTCGGGGCTTGAACTTTATAAGAATCATTAATAACAAAAGAATCTAAAATATACTTTTTAAGTAATTCAGAGAGAGCTTCCGTTTCTCCAGCTTCTAGCGGCAGTTTAAATGTCTGAGATGAGTTTCTTGTAACGGTAAGGCCAAAGGCTGGGGTAGTGTGCCATTTTTCCCCTTCTTTTTCCATTACCTTCCTTTTTTTATCCCACGGAGTAAACCTAATAATGGTAGTGTCTTCTCCTCTGCGGTGGAATGCCACAAAGGGGATTCTTGTTTTAAAGGACGAAAGAACCTCTCCAGCCTCAGTCGGGGAAAGTTTAATGGTGCCAGATTTTTCAGGATTTTTAGCATTTTCCTTAAAGGAGGCACTTTTTGTCTGATCATTCCAACTGTGCTGTTGGATCATGGATACATACATAACTGCGTTCCCTTTCTTGTCTTTAGCTAAATCAAAGCTAAAGGCTGCCCCTGTGTTTTTAGAGTTTGGCTTATAAAGAGTAAATTTCATTGAATTCGTGTAATCTATTAAAGATAATCTATTGTATTATGGCCTTTAACAAAATTCAACCTGAACAGATTCAATTAGCCACTTTTTTCAGTGATTCTGGCGACTTCAATATTACCCAGACGGATACTGGGGTTAAAATGAATTTATCAAAAGGTCTAACGGGAGACTTTGCTTTTACTGGTTCCTTATTAACTAATGGGAGGTCGGTTTTTGGATTAGCTAATACTGGAGATAATTTTTTTATTACGGATCAAAATTGTATGCTCTTTAATGGGGCTAATACACAAATAAGGGGGAC